TCAGTCGAGCACCTCCTTCTCCTCGAGGAACGCCGCAACAGGAGGGAGGTCGCTGCCCTGTTCGAGGCACCGTGCGTGCATCGCGCGGATCGCCGCCTCCTCCCAGACCCTGGTGGCGCCGCGGTCGCAGAAGAACTCGTGGCCGTCAGGCTTCGCGAGGAGCACGGCCTCGCCGTCGACGGTGACTAGGTGGCAGCCCGCGGGCACGGGGATCGCTGCCGGGCTGGGGAACTGGTTGGACAGCGGCGAGCCGGTCCACGTTTTCGTGGTGCCGCTGCCGTTGCACCGAACCGTCCACGTTTCGTCTTCGTCGGTCCACTCGAATTTGAGGACTTGCTCCCACTCCGACTCGGGAATCTGGTAGGCGTCCTTGAGGTGGCTCGCCAGCGCCCACGCCGGCGGGCTGTTCTTGATTAGCTCTTTCATCTCGGGGGAGACTGAGTCTGCCATCAGGCGCCACCTCCAGCAGCCCCGATCTGCTCCCACGCGGACTGAATCGCGCCGAGGAGCTCCGGGTCGGTCGGCCCGTAGCCACAACTCATGCATTCGGTGTGGTCCGTGAACCCCCAGCGCTGGCTGCCGCACTCGGGGCACTCCGGCTGCTCGACGTCACTACGTTCGAGCAGTTCGTTCCAGACCGCCATGCGACGCTCCCGGTCGGCTTCGGTGATGGTGCGGGAGAACCGGCGTTCGTTGAGCTCGGCGTACTCCTGCGTGAGTGTCGCCGTACTCAGCGCTTCCGGGGCGGTCCCGTAGTTCACTTGGCCGGGGTGCTCGCGGAGTTCGGCCTGTACCGACTCGGAGACGCTGGGGATGCACTCCGCGCAGGCGAGCATGTTCCGCCGGTCGTCCTCGTAGGGTCGTTCGCTGGCCGCGTACACGAACACGAACTCGACCCGGTTCCCGCACGGATGGTGAGCATCGCTCGGCCCGACCTGCAGCTGGCACTCGCCACCCTTCTCCGCCGCGGGCAGTTCGACGACGTCGTAGATCGTCGGCGGTGAGGCAGTCCTCGCCGCCATCAGGCTTCACCCCGGTTGTCGATGTCGTCCTTGCACACGAGACAGACCTCGCGACCATCCGACGCCTCCTCGAGACCACGGTCGGGCTCGCGCCCACACACCTCACAGACCTCCGACTCGTCGCCGCCGGTGTCGTCGAGGGTGGCCTGCTCGTCGCGAGCGGCCAGCGAGAGGAAGGGTTCGATTTCGGCGGCGATCCAGCGCGCGAACGTCTCCGCGGTCCAGTCCTTGTACACCGCAACGTACCCAGATTGGGCGAGCATCGCGTCGACGAGGATGCCGTCCCACGTGTACTGGACGTGCAGCACGCTCGTGCCTTCGGCAGGGATTTTCGACCGGTCGGCGTCGTGCTGCCAGTGGCTGCCCGCGGCGTCGTGCTGTTGGCCATCCTCGATACTCTGACTGTAGACGACGCCGTTCGTGTCGACGTCGTCGGGGAGGCGTTCGGCGAAGGCGTCGAGGTTCAGTTCCGCATTTTCGGGGACGACTCCTGTGTGGTGGGCGATGTAGTCCACCAGGAGCGGTTCGATGTCCTGGGTGGTGATGCCGGCCCACCCCAGCTCGAGGTCGGCGTGGTACTCCCCAACCGCGGGTTCTTCGGTGTCCTCGCGTTCGGTGTAAATCCCGTCGTCGGTGACGACGGGGGCGTCCTGCGTGGTGGTGATGTGGCCGGCGAGGGTGCCGTACGTGATCTCGCGGCCGTCGAGGTACTTCGTGGTGCCAGCGGTTGCGGCGGGGAGGCCGCCTTCGAGTTGGTTGGGGAGTTCCCCATCGGGGTCGCCGGTGAGTTGGTAGAGGATTGCGGACCGCATCAGGCATCGCCTCCGTTGTCGGGCTTCGGCTGGGCGATGAGCAGCTCGCTCCCGTCGTCCTGCTCGACGAGGATGGTGTCATCGTCGCCGGTGACTTGGTCGGCGAGACTCGCGTTGATCGCGCCGGCGACCTCGTAGACGGGCGCCGACATCAGGCACTCGCCTCCGTTGCCGGGTTGCTGGTGGTCGTCGGTGCGTCGTCCGGGTCGGTGGATTCTTTCGGGGTGGTGTCGTAGTGCATCGTGGTCTCGGAATCGGCTTCGTTTGACTGGGCTATTCCGGGACCACCCCCGCACGCCCGCGCTCCGATCTGTCCAGGAACTGAGCGCGGGTGTGCGAAAGGCGGTCTACTTCTCGTCGTCGCCGGTGGTTTCCTTCACGTTGATTTGACCTCCCTCGAAGGGGGCGGAGACGGTAACAGTGTCTCCGGTTTCGAGGCCTGCCGTATCCAGTATTTCCGGCGGGATGGAGACGACAACGCTGTTTCCGGATTCCCGGAGCAAGCGCGTGTCTTCCATCGTCTCACTATCTACGTCTACGCTGGCAGGCATACCTATGTCTTACTTTGGTAGGGACTTATTTCTTCCCCTAATCGTGGGGTTATTCTTTTACCAGTGGTCGCCGTTGTCTGATTCACGTAAGACCTATGTCCGTACCAACTGCAAGTGCGAGCATGACTAACGGCGTCAGCATCGACCCAGAGACCGGGACCGTGACCGGGATTCGAAAGCTCCGCGAATCCGGGAACAGCGTCGTCCTCACCATCCCAAAGCAGGTGCTCGAAACTGCAGGGATGGAAGCCGGCGAAACCGTCACCATCACCGCCAACATGTCTGGCGACACCATCACTATCGAACAACCCGACGGCGAAGCTGACGAGTAACCTCGACATCACTGGGTCGCGTACTCCTGCAGGCGTTCTTCCACCTCTGCAGGCAACTCGACATCCGCAAGCTCCCCATCCCGCCAGGACGCCACGACCTGCACGCCGTCCTCCTGGAGGACGTCGACGTGCCATTTCCGTGAGTCGAGTTCGACGGCGACGCGGCCGCCGCCTTCGACCGGCCGGAGCTTCGTAATCGAGACCTCGCCAGTGCGTGTTTCGAGCGTCGGCATACACGCGGAGGTGAGGGCGGGTAGGACGGTAAAAAGGCGGGTGCTTTCCGAGGGGGCAGGTCCAGACAGCGGCCGGGTGTGAGACTCTGTTTATAACGTCTGACGTAACAAGTACATTTAACACTCTACCAAGCACACGAACAGGTATGCCCGAGTTCATCGATCAAGAGGTCCGCGACCTACAGGGCAGCGAGAGCGACGAACGCGTCACGCTGCTCATCGGGTATGACGGCGATCGCGATGAACTCACGACGGCGCTCACCGAACTGGACGGCGACGTTGAGGACCACCTCGGTCGGACGACGGTCAAGGCCCAACTCCCTAAGTCCAAAATCGATGCCGTCTGTGACCTTTCCGGTGTGCTCTCTGTAGAACTTGATGAAGCTGACGTCACGCAGCTCAACCAGGGAAATTTCGAGCACCGGACCGATTCGATCATGTAGCTGACTTTGCGCAATTCGTTCATCGGTCGCAGCTCAAGAGCTTGAACGCCGGTGTATCCCAAGATCACGGTGCTGGAGTTCACGTCGGCGTTATCGATTCTCTCGGAGAGCCGGACTCAGATCTCGCTGAGACTTTCTCCTTTGACCACACCTATGACTACGTCGACCACGATCAAACGGACCCGATCGGTCACGGACGTAACGTATTCGACATAATTGCGACCCAGAACCCGAACGCCACCTTCAGCACGTTCCAGATAATCGACGAACACGAGACAGAAGACGGAACCAAGTGGGCGGGTTCCCGGAGCGATACTATTCAGGCAATCGTAGACGCCGCTGAAGCAGGAGTCGATGTCCTCAATATCTCTGCAGGTACGTACCACGACTGCTACGGCTTCTGTAGCCTCTGCCGAGAAGCCGAACTCGCCGTACGTGGTGACGATATGACTATTGTAGCCGCGACGGGGAATTCGGACAACTCGAATACTCGCATAGGGGTTCATTGTCCCGCTACAAACGACGCTGTCATCGGTGTTGGTGGATACCTCTCGCACTGTACGGAGCCATTAATTCGGGGAGAGGATTCTGGCCAGTGGTGGTTAGATGGCGATGAGATTAACGGCCCCTTCTGTGGACAGAATGGGTGCTGTTCAACGGAAGCCTGTCTGGATAACCGTCGAGAAGTCCCGTGGCCGGGAAACGTCTCCTATCATAATGCCGCCCCGAACGTCTTAGCCCCGGTTATCTATATTCTCGGTGCAGATACAGACTCGATTCAACCACAGATCGGGACAAGCTTCGCTGCCCCTCTTGTCTCTGGCTGTTTAGTGGGAATCATTTGTGAGTTACAGGAACATGGCATTACACCCGAGGCGGAAGAGATCTCTACTTCAGTGCGGATGTCAGCTACTGAAATCGATGAGGGAGATTGTCCGAAGTTCGACGCAGAAGGAACCTGGGAGCATCTCTGTTAAGTCACACGTCGATTACGTACAATCTCGGACTGGCAGTGTGCTGAGGTCCACGTGCTTAGACTCCAATCCGTCGTCGAGTACACGGTACTGGCGCTGGTTCCTCTCCTCGACGATCTCGATTAAGTCGTACGCGCCGAGTTTCGCGAGCTTATTTCGGCGACTCCGTTTCCCGACTGGCGCGACGGGTAGCCCCTCGTAGACGCGCTCGGCAATACGCTCATACCGGTCGTGGACCTCCCCACCCGAGCACGCTCCAGCCTCGCGGACGATCTCGTACAGGACGTGGTGATGCACGGGCAGGCTCTCGAGATTCGATGCGCGGATCCGGCCGCGGGCGCGCTGGTAGCAGTCCTGGACGTCACTGGGTTCGATGGTCGGATGCCCGCGTTCATCAGCAATTTCGGCGGCCGCCCGCAACGACTGGATGCCCCAGCGGGCAACGCCAGCGACGGTATCCGCGATGGACTCTAATTGGCCGCGAGACACCACCCCCGCCTGCAGTCCCTCCTGAGCGCGCGCCTCAAGGATGTCCGCCAGCTCCGCGCTGGTAAAGCGATCCACCTGCAGCCGAATACTGAACGGCGCATCAGTACGGGACTCGAACCTGGTTTGGTCGTGCGTGACCACGACGACAGACACCCACCGACACCGCGACAGTGCATCAAGCACGTCCGTACTGGGGAGGTCGTCGGCCTCGTCGAGGACGACCACGTACGGCCGCTGGGTTGCGTCCGCAAGCAGCTCGGGGAGCGCCTCGACCGGCGTCGAATGCGACACGCCCACGTCGCTGGGATGCTCGTCGATGATGTCACGGAGAATCGACCCGGTGCGTTTCCCCATCGCGCGCACGAACCCGGTGTCCACCTGCCCGAAGTCGCTGACGTCCTCAAGGCCGCTCTTTGCGAGCGCGGTCTTGCCGACCCCTGAGGGGCCGGCGAGGAGGACGTACTCGCTGGGATTGCCGCGCGTGATCGGTTCGAACCCGCGCGCCAGCTCCCGTTTTTCGGTGTGCCTGTGGAGGAGGGTGTCGGGGAGGTGGTCGTCCTCGAAGACCCGAGGCCGAGTGATCATGGTTCTGGCTGCACGCCCTCGCGATAAAACACCCCGGGTGAATTCCGACCCCTCGGCCTTAACCAACACTGCTGCCGCTATCCACTCCAGTGTTGGTTAAAGAACGGAGAAAAAGCAGGCCCCAGCGGGGTTAGGATTTGTAGCTGCGTGGGTGCGTGTTCCGCCACCACGACGAGTGAACGCTCTGCTGGCTGCAGGTTTTCGCGTGGTTGATCGCATCAATATTCCCCGCACTACTGCCGCACTCCTCGCACTCCACCTCGCCCGTCAACTCACCAGGCTTGAAACCGTCTACCGTCCGCGGCGTATGGCTGCGGAGCAGGCGGAAGTGCGTCTCGGGGTCCGTGAAGTCACGCTCCTGGACGTCGTCGTTCATAGTTGGTCCTCCACCCACTCGCGGGCGTCCGTAATCGAGTCCGGCAGCTCGTCAACGTCGAGCACGAAACACTCACAATACGGTTCGTCGCGGTAGTACCGGCTGAGCTTGTCGGCGACGATGTCCTTCGTCGGATTCGTTTCGACCTCGACCGCGAACGGCGGCTCGCCGAGCCCGTAGGCGACGACGTCGATCTCCCCGACGCCGTCCTTCTCGACCTCTGTGTCGATGCGGTAGCCGCGGTCGCGGAGGACTTTCGCGACGAGGGTTTTCGCGACGAGGTGTTGGGTGGATTCGCTCCCGCCGTTGAAGGCGATTGCGTCCTGTTGTTGGACGTGCCAGCCGGCGTCTTGGAGGTCTTTGCGGCCGCCGTACTCGTCGCGAGTCCGCTTATTCATCACTGGCCCCCTGGACGTGCTCGCCGAGCTGGTCGTCGACGCGATCCTCGTTGACCCAGTCGGGGATCTCCCGCTCCTGGATAGCATATTGGACCCGCCGCACGTGCTTGCAGCCGCCCGTGGGGTTGCGGTAGAACTGGTCGCTGCAGTTGCAGCGCCCTTCGCGAACGTCGACGCGATAGCAGGCACCGGACTCGGTGACGACGAGATACAAGCCGGGACTATCTCGCGCCCAGCCGATGTCGTCGAGTACGGACATACACTCTGTGAGGGCGGCGGCGTCACGCCGGTCGAGGACATCCGCGCTGGTTTGGACGGCAGCCATCACTGATCACCGTCCTGGGTGACGACCGTGCTGATGCCCGGACTCTCTTCGTCGCCCTCACTGCTGCTGTCGTGGGGGCACGCGGTCGAGTGGATGCGTTCGGCGAGCCCGGTCTTGCCGCAGCAGGTGCATTCGACGAGCGCCTGCCCGACAGTATCCTCGGGAATGGGGTCGGTCGTGATCGGCGCCGACACCAGCGCGTCGCTAGCTTGGCGAGCACTCCGGCGGGCGTCCTGGATGCGGGCCGCGACGCTGGGGTCGTCCACTTGTTGGAGGGCGAGCCGCAGTTGCTTGCGTGCGCCCTCGAGGCGGCTCGCTGGGCTGCCGGTGTCGTGGTCACTCATCGGTCGCCCCCTCGATGACGGTCGTCCCGAACCCATCCTCGTCCTCACCGTCGTCGCGGTCGTGTAGCGGCGTCTCGAGCTCCAACCGCGACCGTGGGAACGCGTAGTCGTCGAGGCGGTCGACGTCCTGGGTGGTGCGCTGGGGGTACCGCACCTCGATGACGTCATCATCGCGGGGGTAGTCCTCGTTATACGCTGCGACGGTCTTGTCGCCGACGTCGTACTCCTCGGCCGTCTGGGGACTAACGGCGGTGACGAGCAGCGTCGCGTCGTCGTCCTCCTTGTCGAGTACGTGGTCCCCGACCATCAGCTGGGGCTTGTCGTCGGACATCAGGCATCGACCTCCACGGAGATCCCGTGCAGCTCGCGGAGCGCGTCCTCGATCGCCTCGGTCACCGGCGCACTGTGGGGCGTGACGTACTCACCATCAACCGCGATACTCCCCATCAGACCCTTCGGCGTCACTTGGAGGCCATCCGCGGTCTCGGTGACGCTGGCGTCGTAGGTCCGGGAGACGCGGCGCGCACCATCCGCACGGACGTAGAGGACGTGGACGCGCCAGGTCTCGCCGCGGCCATCCTGGTGGCCGGCGAGGACGTCGGCGTTGGCGAGCGTGCGTTCGATGGTCGCGAGGACGGCGTAGTACTCGGTTTCGCCCTCACTGAGGTCGGCCTTGGGGGCGTCCTGCAGCCACTCGGTGGGGATCTGCTGGGGGTTGGTTTCCCTGTGGAAGGATGCGTTACGGTCTTGGGCGTCGGGTTGTTTCGTACTCATGCTGGTTACTCCAGCACGGTCAGGCGCGTTGTAGCGCGCCGGGCCACTTTCTGCGGCCGCGTCCCGTGCTCACTTACTCGTAGTACTCCCGCCACCATAAACCTTTGGTCCGTAAGTTATTGCTTGCAGGCCGTAAACTATACATCGCAGGCGACAGAATAGTGGTTCATGAGCGCAAAGCCATCGCCAGTGCTCGACCCTGGCGAACTCAACGACACCGACGAAGCACTCCTCGACCTCCTCCACGACGGCCGAGTGACACCACCCTACGCCGCCGACGAACTCGACAAAAGCCGCGAGTACATCAGCGAACGCCTCATCCGACTCAAAGAACACGACGCCGCAAAGCGAATCGCTCCCGGCCTCTACGAGCTTGTGGAGGACCCGCGCGCCGAAGAGGGCGACCAGAAAACGAACGTCCCGACCAGGGACGTCGTCGACGACTACCTCTGGGAACACTACGACGTCGGCCTCGACGAGCTCGAAGATCTCCGCGCCGAAAAGCAACGCCTTGAACGCGAACTCCACACGGCGGACGCACAGGATCGTGTGGACGTCGACCGGGTGGCGCGTGCGTTAGACCAAGCGGAAACCGCTGCGGAGCGTGGTGATCCGCAAGCACTCCAAGACGCCCTCGACGACGCCCGCGAGGCACTCCAGGATGGTGCGTGAGTGTGCCCGACCGCAAGATAGCGTGGCTGCGGTGCCGCACTCGCCTGCTTGCCTACATCAGCGTGGGGTTGCTCGCAGTCCTCCTGGCTGCCGGGAGCGGCCTGCTCATCCTCGCAACCCTCCGGTAACACCGGGTCACGTCTGGCGAGCCGTATCCGTCAACGTCCCCTGTAACTCCCCGACAACATCCGCGACAGTCCGCCCGAGCCCCAGCTCGAGCTGCACCCGCCCACCCTCGCCGGTGACGGACTCGATGCGGAGGCTGCCGATGTCGGGGAGGCCGTCGAGGTCGAGGGCGCGCGTGAGTTGGTAGCCGATCTCCGACCCCGCCAGCGTCGCCGACGCCGACACGACGGGCCCCTCGCTTTCGTCGACGATGTAGAGGGCGGCTTGCTCGGCTTGACTTTCGTTGATGACCTGGGGGAGGTCTTTGATTGTGGGCTGCCGGCGCCCGTCTGAGTGCTGGGGGTCGTAGTACTCGCCAACCGTCTCCGACTCATACGAAATATAGTACGTCTCCCCCTGCGTGAGATTCGAGCCAAGATCCGGCATCCGAATCTCCCCCAGAACGTGATCCACGACGTAATCCGCGTCCTCACCACGCACGTACTCGGTGCCCTCACTGTCGGTGACCGTGGTGGACCCGACGACAACGGGGTCCTGCGCGAGTTCGACGTTGTTGATGTCCGCCGTAAACGCCTCCTCACGCACCGTCGTGTTCCGGCCGTGCACGATTGCCGCTGTCGGGCTGGCCTCGACGTCCTTCTCAACACTCCACTCAACAAGATCCTCGTTAAGGTCGTGGGTGGGGCGTTGGCCGGGCCGCGTCACCACAACCTTCAGCCCAGCGTCGTATTGGAGTTCCCAGATGAGGTTCCCGCGATCACAGAGACTCGAGATTGCGTCCGCGACCGTCGCGTCGATCGTCTCACTCACCCCCAGACTGGAGATCGCATCATACTCAACAGTAAGCGAATCCAACTCCTGGGGCCGCGTGCGATACGTCGTCACACTCGACTCAACTGGCGAGTCTGGACTCTCGGCGTCGACGCCACTGAGCGTCGCCCGCGCCACGAAGCTCCCCGTACTGGACGCGAAGTCCGTCTCCAGCGTCGTTGTCCCGTCTTGGTTTGTCCATTGGTCGCCGCTCATCGACAACCCCAGCCCCTGCCCATTGCTGGTGCTGGACACCTCCGCTTCGAGGCGGCCACCAGTCGCCCGCCTGAGTGGATCAATCTCGAAGTCGACGCTGACGGGGGCGTAGAGGCCGGGTGGCCCGTCGAGTTTATTGTTGGCGTTGAGCGTGTTCGAGAAGTCGCCGCCGGTCCAGTAGCGCTGGTCGTAGACAACCGCGCAGTCGACAATCCCCTGGCCGGTGGCGTCCGCATAGTTGCCGTCGACGTACGACAGCGACACTGAGTGCTCGCCAGCCGCAAGCCCCCCCAGGTTGTCGGACTCCCCGGCGACCACCCAGGACACAGTCCGCGTTGCAGCGCCAGCATCCGTATTCCCCGCAATCGTCGGAGACGCCCGGAACGTCTCGCCGTCGACGTGCAACTGCGCGAACCCGATCCCATCTACCGCCAACCGCACCGCAACCCCAACCTCCCCCTCCGGAATCCGATACGGTAAGTCGATCGGCGCAGCGGTGGATTCCCCCAACCCGAGTTCGATCGCCTCACTGCTCGTCCAGTTAAACCGCGTATCGGAGGTGATAGCGCTCGTAAACGCTTGCGGCGGGAGGATCCACGCCGTCTGCTGCGGGACGATACTACCGCTGCCGGTCGCCTCATGCGGCCCCCCGCTCCGTGGGACCACGTCAAAATCCTCGACCGAGTCGAGGGTACGCCAGGACTGATTTGTGGTGGCCGGCGCGCTATCAACTTCGACGGTGTAGTCCGTATCCTCTTCGAGGATTTCCTCGATCGCCGTCTCAACACGGACATCCGAGAAGTCGTGGTTGGCGCGCTCCTGCAGCCGACTCCCCCCACGCGCAGTAAGCGTCACATGGTCGGGTTCGGGGCTGATTTTGGCGATGGATTCGATGGGGACGCGAGTCCGATTGTGGTAGGCGCGAACGCTGGCGTCCTCCCACGCTTCGGACTCAACCCAGTGATTATCCGCGGGAACGGGGATGTCGAGCTCCGGCCGCGCATTTAATCTGGGCTTGGGGGTGGGGGAGTCGGCGAGTCGGAGCGTGCGTGTGTGGCCGGTCTCGGGGTGGTCGAGTTCGATATGCCAACCCCGTGGGGGGACTGACTGGACGGCGTCGGGGTGGGGGTCATCAAGGGCGGGCGTCGACACAGAGGGCGTCCACGAGCTGCTGGTGCTCGTGTGCTCCGTATACGCTTCGACCCTGTACCGATACTCCGCGCCTGGGCTGGCGGTGTCGTCCGTCATCGAGATGCTGCCCTCGCCCTCATGTGGGCCGCGCTCGCCGACGACACGCAGGTCCTGCCACTCGTCAGCGATTCGTTCTTCGCGCTCGAGGCGGAACCCCGATTCGTTGTCGGCGTTGTCCTGGGCGTCAACCGAGATGCTCGTCGCCGAGACCGAGCCAACGGTGGGGTTGGCGGCGCCGGGGAACGCCGTGACGATGCTGACCGGCTCGGTCCACGCCCCGACGACGTGCTCGGTCTCCGTCCTGTCTCTGACCTCGTACTCCTCGCCATCCTCCAACCCCGTGAAGATTGTCTCGAGGGAGCCCGACGTGTCGCCGTCCGCGGGAACGGTCTGCTCCGCGAACCCAGTGGCGCTGTCGTCCCACGAGTCTTGGCCGGTCTCCCGGATTTGGACGCGATGATAGCCGTTGTTCGTCGTGTCGGGAATACTGACTGCGACCTCGTCCTCGACGCCGTTGCCGAGCGTGGGCGGCTCGGCATCGGGAAGCTGAGTGACATAAGAGACTGGCATCTATTGGTCCTCCGTCTGGGTGTGTTCGGTCTCCGCGACGACGCGCACGTCGTACGCGTCGCCGTGCAGCAGGCTCGCAATCGTATACGAGTCCGTCGAGTGGTCGAGGCCGGTAACGATGTCCTGCCAGCCCGAGCCGTCATGTTGGGCCTGTAGTTTCGTCGTGCCGTTGTTGTGGTTGCTGGTCCACGAGTGGTCAGCGCCCACCGCGGTGACGTTACTGTATTGGTGGTTGGTCGGCGCGGGGAGGATTGTCGTCGCCGCTTGCGTGGTGCGGGTGGAGTCCCACTCTGATGTTTTCGTCCCGTGGCGGTACTGGTGGACGGTCTCGGCGACCTCCAGCGTGTACTGTTCGCCGTCCAACAGCCCCGTGAACGTATGCGTCGTGGTGTTCGGGCTGTGGGTCGTTTCCGTGAGTGACCCGCCGGTTGGGCCGAAGTACGTTTCCACGTTGCTGGGTGCGGTATTGGTGACGGCACCGGTCAGCGTCCACGACCCAGTTATCTCCCGCTCCGTACTCGCGTCAAGCGAGAGGTCAGTGGGTGCGCTCGGGGCCGTGTACTCGTGGAGGATGTCGCTGACGATAACCTTGTCAAAGGCGACCCAGTCCTTCCCGCCGCCTTGACTATGGCCGATGCGGATGCGATTGTCCGTGGAGAGCATCGAATCGGGTACAGTAACGGTAGCGGTTATCCACCCTTGCCCATCGTACTCCCACCCCCACGTCTGTAGTTCGTTCCACGACGAGCCATCATACCACTGTATATATCCGTATTCGCTGGGGCTGTCGTTGCTCGCAGTTTGCAGGCGAGCGCGAATAATTACGTCTGACTCATTTGAGAGGTCCTCGAGGGATTTCTCGTCGTGTGCCCCGTAGTTATACTGGACTGCGTAGCCGCCAGTTTCGGGCGACTGGATACTGCCACCCGCGGTGAACTCGGCGGCAAGAGAGGAGACAACGCTCCCCCCATTCGATTCCCAGTTGGAGAGGTCGCCGCTGCTGAAGTCATCACTGAAGTAGACGCCGCCCTCGTTGCCGTAGTCCGCGTGCACCCAGTCGCTTGTTTTACCATCCGGCCCGGCGACACGCATTCGAATCTGGTACCGAGCGTCCTTGCTCAGTATGTTGTTGTAGCCCCCTGATGTCGTAAACCACCGATTGTCATCCGGGCCAGACGAGGACGGATCTCCCCACGCCCCGTATCCGTTGCCGACATCCTCGCGAAACTCGAACTCGGTGTGGTCGTAGATGTCGCTTCTGTTTGTCCACTGAACACGTATCGTATTCGACGCCGACACCCCGTTCGGCTCCTCTTCGCGGGAGACTACTGGATTATACGGCGGCACGGGCGTCGTGTAGACCGTCCCCGATGTCGTCCACGCAGACGTACTCCCATCCCCCGCGACCCCACGCACGCGGAACTGGAAACTAGAGTCGAGTCCAACACTCGCGTTGTAGGTCTTCGGACTGCCCCCGGAGTTGTGCGGCCCGTAACTATACGTGCCCCGGCTCCCGGGACTCCCGGGGCCACCCGCCGGTGACACCCACGACCCATCATCACGCGACACCTGGACCTCATAGTGGTCGAAGTCCGCGCCCCCAGAGATGTCGAGGTCCAGTTGGTCATCCGCGATATACGACAGCGACACGATGGGCGTGTACGGTGCGAGTGTTGCAGTGGCTCCACTCGTGTTCCCGCCGCCCGCCGTGATCGTTGAGGACGCCACCACACTACTAGCAACGACGACGGCCGTCCCTGGACTTCCGGCACCCCCAGAAGAATTCCCACCAGCACCGCCATCACTGCCAGAGCCGTTGCCAGCACTCCCATTGGGGCTGCCGGCGGCGCCGCCACGAGCGCCACCGCCGCCACCGCCACCACCGACTTCCTGGGCGGCGCCACCGCCGCCGCCACCGCCACCGCCAGCGACAGCAATCAGCGTGCCGTTATGGTAGAGTGCAGTACTGCCACCGCCGCCACCGCCACCCCCACCAGCCTGGTCTCTGCCGTCGTCGTATCCTCCAGTGCCGCCGCTGCCGCCAGCATAATACGGACTCGCGCCGCCAGCCCCACCACTCCCCCCGCCAGTGAATTGGTCTCCGGGACCGCCAGCGCTACCGGCGCCGGCGAGTTCAACGGTGAGTGAGTCGCCAGGCGTGACGGAGACTATGGCTTGCAGGCGGCCACCACTCCCAGCACCCCCACCAGGGTTCCAGCCCTCATCAGACGCTCCTCCAGGGCCACCGCCGGCGCCCAGGAGGTCCACGGATACATGGGAGACACCGTCCGGAACCTCGTAGGTTGCCGTGGTGTTTGGTGTATCAAAAACTGGCATTAGCGTCGCACCTCCTCACGAGAGATCAGGCCAAGCGACGCCTGTGGGCGTCGTACTGACTCGCCAGCAATCCCATCGAGGAGCTCACGCAATCCCGCTGGGGTCGCCGCCGTAATGCTCTCGGGGACGACAAACTGCACCGTCTCCCGGCCACGCCGCGCGAGGGCGTTGAGTGCGAACGCGCCCTCACTGGGATGTTGGAATTCGAGTTGGGCAGTGATGCGGACGGGGGAGACGCGAGTGATGTCTGTGTCGCGGAGCGACCAGTCCGAGTCTGGGAGGCCGACTGGGTTCCAGGTGTCTTGTGTGGGGTTGTAGGTTTCCGCGCTGATGCCGGCTTGTTCGTCGAGCCGGAGGCGGAGACGGCCCGTATCGATCACGGGCGCCCCACTATACTCGTGGCGGGTTGTATAGCAGCGCGCCCACTGCAACTCCCCATCCTCGGGGTCGTTCCGCGCGCTAAACCCACGCGTATCCCACAGCACCACATCAACACGATGCTCACTATACCCCGCGTCGTACACAAGCTCCGGCTTCGAAAGATCAACTCCCTGGGCGTCGATGAGGTCGACGTCGTGGCCGCCCTCACACGTAACCGTCTCGACGACTGCGACGGGCTCGCGCGCGCTGGTTTCGCGGTTATACCACGTGCGTTTCTCGGCCGCGCTGGGGATCGCGACCAACGCCGATGTCTCGTTGCCGTAGTCGTTTCGAGGGACGGGCTGCGGGGAGACCTCCAGACTCCGCCGATAATTCCCACGGCCACCACTCCGCGTGAACGTCCCCGAGATTGACTGGACGCGGTCCTCGTGAACGCTGGCGCGCTCGACGCTGCCGTCTTCGACGGAGATCCAGCCATCACCCTGCCGGCCCGGATCACTCGGTGTGTAGTAGGGGAGGGTGTCGAATCCGCTGGCGGAGAGGAGTTCTTCGAGTTCGGCGGCGGTCACCTGTGCGCGCTGGTTCGCAAAACTGGCGGTGATGGACTGGTCGCCGCTTTGGACGCCGAGCGTCTCGATGATGGGGGCGTCGGTTTGTTCGCCGGCGAGCGATTCGATCTGATGGCCGAGCCCCTGCAGTCCAGCGTCGGTCTGACTATCCGCGGGGATCGTGATGTTGTAGAGTTGCCTGGTTGGCATCGTTAGTCACCTCGCGCCGACTGCTCGCTAGTTCCACTGGCCAGGTCTTGGGTTTCGACGAACGCAATCTGGCCATCCCAGACGCTCGAGGACTCCGTCGAATCGAAGACCGCATTCGGATTCCGCGGCACCACCTTCAACGGCTCGTACCGACCCGTCTCGCTGTACTCAGCAACCTCGAGGATGGCGGGCGTTGCCGAGTCGATAGTCGCGCGCTGCAAATAATGGTCCAGCACGCACATCCGAGCATGGACGCCTTCGCCAGTGGCGTCCGTCTTTGTCTCCCCGTTGCCGGTGTCTCCCCACTGGATGCCAGCGCCATCGACGCCAGTGAAATCAATCTCGCAGACGTGGAGACCGCCACCGATGTCCAGGGAGAGCTCCTGCCGGATGCCTTCACCGACGTCAAGGTCGCCGGACTCGAGGAGGTCGAGGACGGTGGACGCGATGACCGCCGTCGACCCCTGGAGCTGGAAGAGTTCCTCAGTCTCCGTGCGGAGCTCATAGCGGACGTCCCTGGAGAAGACGAACTCCCCGGTGACGGTTCGGCCATCGATCCGTGCGTCGGGGATGGTGAGGCGTGGGTGCTGGTACGTCATCGGCGCCCTCGCGAGGAGATCGAGTCGATCTGGCTTTCGAGGTCGTCGACCTTCTGCTGGAGTTTCCGGAGGTCTTTGTCGAGTTTCCGCTCGAGTTTGGAGAGGTCGATGTTATACGTTGGCTTGTGGGTGATCTGGGGTTGCTGGCGGCTGGTCTCTCGCGCGCGATTCGACCGCCTACTCGACGACGTCGAGTTCGTGCTATTCGACGACGCTGCGCTTGTCTCATTCGTTGTCGTGGTGCCGTTGCGGTACTGAGTGATGGCTTCGCTGGCGGTACTGCCATCGAGGTCGGGGTTGTATGATCCGGACACGCCGGCGGGTGTTGGTGTGCCTGGCGAGCCCGGTGCGTTGGGTGGGCGTGCGGTGCCTGTCGGCACGCTTGGATTCTCGCCTTCGGCCGGCCCGCTACCGAAGTAGGTCACGCTTCCGCCAGTGATCAGCTCGGAGATCGCGACCGACCCAAGCAACCCCGCGAGCGCGCCCGCCCCAAGACCACCGAGGATCGCCCCGATGCCGACACTGCCGAGGAACCCGGCGAGCGAGCTGCTGCCGAGTGTCCCAGAGAGCACTCCCCCGATGCTCGTCGACCCAAGATACCCAGCAAGCGCACTGCTACCGAGGGTTCCGGAGAGCACTCCCCCGATGCTCGTCGACCCAAGATACCCAGCAAGCGCACTGCTACCGAGGGTTCCGGAGAGCACTCCGCCGATGCTGGTCGACCCAAGATATCCGGCAAGCGCGCTGCTGCCGAGTGTCCCCGCGATGATACTCCCGATTTGGTAGGTGCCAATCGCCAGCGTCACCGTCCCGATGGCGCCCTTGATGGCGCTGGAGTTGAGCTGGCCGAACGTCACCATGTTCCCCAGTTCGACCGGCGCACTCACGATGTCGTCCCGGGTCAGCTTCCCGGTGACAAGATCGGCGCCGAGGTCGGCGGCCGTCACCAACGTCGCAAACGCTGGAATGCGAGTGATTAGGGATTTCAGGGAGACGGACGTGACGAGCGACCCTAAGGAGGTCTTCCCCAGAAGACTGGAGAGACCCCCGCTCAGGGCGGACAGAGCGCCAAACGAAAGCACGGAACCCATCATCCCGCCACCGCCACCACTATCACCGCCAGTCATGGCGGCGCGTTCACTGAAGTCCCGAATCTCGCCAAGGAGTGTATTCCGTTCGCTGGCGAGCTGTACTTCCTCGTCGAGGATATCGGAGGCACCGGCGAGACTGCCGGCTGCAACACCCGACGACAACCCACCACCGCCGCCGGTCGCATCGACGCCCCCGGGTTCAACGTCGACGGTGAGACTCCCGATTTCGTCTTGGATGGTTTGCTCGGTCCGCCGGAGTGACCCGGCGGATGGACGAACGTCTACTGTTGTACTAAAATCTGTCATCGTGTGGGTATACTGTTAAGTAAATCGGCTCTGAACGTGCTCGTATGGACGACGCAATCCCCTTCGCCGGTCTGCTACTCGCGCTCGCCGTGATTGCTGGCGGGATGTGGCCGCAGCGATTCATCCTCGCCGTCGTACTCGGCGGTGCCGCCGTGATGATCCTCATCGTTCGCGCCGTCGAACTCTCCTAACCCAGGTCGTCAGGCACGGTCCCTTTCTCGTCGGCGACAATCACCATCACCTCCAAATCACGGTACGCATACTCATCGATCTCCCGAGGATCGTGGCCATTCAGCATCGCCAACCCCTTCAAGAGATCTCGCTCGACCCCCCGGGAGACGTCGCTTCGATCTCCGCGCGCAACGCCTCGAAGTTCAGCCTCCCGTTTCCCCCTACAGTAGTCAACTCGTCGACACGCGCGAACGCCCACTCCACATACGGCGCCGGCAGCCGACCAACCACGCCAAGGCGTTCCTCGCCGGTTTGCTCGCTCGGCTTCGGGTCAACGTACGGCGCCGGCGCCGGCACCTCAACCACCTCGTCATCCACGATACTCTCATCTCGTGGATGCACTGACCCCGCCGCGACGAACTCCCCGCGGCGGGCCTCCCGGCCCGCGTCCGCCGGGATGTTGTCCGTCACTTTGGACCGTTCGCCGAACGTCAGCCCGGCAAGCGTGATCTCATCGACGTCCTCGTCCCAGAGGCCATCCGGCAGGTAGTCCGCGTCGGCAGCCTCACGGGCGGCCCACCGGACGCCGTTCGCCTGCATGGATAGCTGTTGTTTCGTCTCGACGAGCCCGCCACGCGCATCGTGGTCGGCGGTCATCCCAGAGAGGATGTCGTCGAGTTCGCTGATCTTGTCCTCGAGCCGCTGTACCTCCGCCTCAAGATCGTACGTCTCAGTCTGGAGTGCCATCGTTAGGCCACCTCGATGCCGCCGTTGACGTGCCCTGTCACACTGTCGGTCGTGTCTTCTTCGCTGATCACGTTCTCCCAGGATTGTTCGTTGAGCGCCACGCTCGGCAGCGTGTACGATGCGAGACTCCCACTCGGCCCCTGGACGTCGATCTCACCGTTGACCGACGACAGATCCGACTGGAGACTCGACGCCCCACTGCCGCCGTACGCGAGCTCCAGCCGATCCGCGGACCCGCTCGTGAAGATCGCCGTGGCGGAGACCTCCACCTCGGGCTTCGCAATCGTCGCGTCCACCGGCTCTTGATTCGGGCCGTAGTGGTACCGCGAGATATTGCTGATCGTGAGCTCGCATGTCGACAGCTTCGAGACTGTTGCTGAATCCAGGCTGAACGAGAACCCGTGGAACGGTGCCGTCTCCCCCGTCGACGCAGTGGTGATATTCGATGGGTCGATAGTCGATGGTGTATCCGGTTCCATGGCGAAGCCGAGCGTCAGCGAATACGTCACCGTCGACGTGTCATCATCGAAGGACAGCGAGTATTCCTGGGGCACGCAGCCACGCAGCTCTCGGCCGACACTCCCGTCGATATGGGAGACGCCCAGGAACACGCGCGAGAGTGGTGGCTGGCCCGACGTGAAGCCACTGCCATCGGAGAAGATGATGTCGTGGAGGTGGGTTTGGAGGTCGGAGACGGTGCCCTCGACGGTGAGGGTGCCTTCGAGCTTGCCGGGAGTGGATTCGACGGATTCGACTTCTGTTGGGTCGTTCAGGCGGTCGGCTTGCCGGTTGAGGGTGAGGTCGGCGATGGTTGCGTTCCGCCCCCAGCCGTAGTATTCTGGTGTGCCGTCGCTGTCGGAGTCGACGAGGTCGCCAGGGAGGTCTTCACCGTCGGCGGTGGGTTGTTCTTTTGCGAAGCAGAAGTGACTGACACTGCCTGCTCCGGTCATGTGGTTCCACCTCTATTCGTGTGCGTGTCGCTCATGGTCATGAGTTCGTGAAAACGTGTGTGTCGCGTGCCGGCAGTCCTCGACCCTCCGGGCTTCAGGGCGTCATCAGGACCGCGTGTTAGTCAGCGGGCTGTTCGCGAGTATCCGGGCGGAGGCCTGGCATCGACTCCCATTTCCTGTGGCAAGGGATGCAAAGGGCTACAAGGTTGCTTACCGCGTTTCGCTTTTCTGGATCGTCGAACTGTCTAGCCGGGATAACATGATGAACGTGGAGCTTCCGGTTACACCAGTCTAAGTGGTCTTCTTGGGGCATTCCACAGTCCTCGCATTGGAAGTCGGCATGGGAGCGGACTTTGCGGCGTTTTTTGGGCGTCCAACCCTTCCCGTAGTCCAATCTTCCCCCCTCCCACTGATGATGGGCTGGGCCAACCTGGTTTTCAGCCATCCACTTATTGTGGCATTCGGGCGAACAGAAGTCCTGTTCACTCCTTTCAATTCTTGCGGGGGGCTTGTAGTCAGTTCCGCCACACCAATCACACTCAATCTCAATACTGTTCCACTGCGGGTGGTTTGGGCCTGTGTAAGTATTGGGTTCTGGGTGGCTATTTTCACTCGATTTGTAATTCCCGTAGCATTCCCCATCACAGAAGAAGTTATCTGTTTGTTCAACGCGGGAGGGAGTGACTTTCTTTTCAGTACCACAGTAGGCGCATTCGACGGTGACTTTGCCACCGTTCCATGCGGGTTGTTCTTCAGGAGGGAGAGTCGACTGGTGATTCTCGCGGCATTCAGGGGAACAATAGTGGTAGTCATACCGGCCCATCTCAGATTTATATTTAGTTGTTTGCTCTCCGCAGTTGTCACATGGAACTGCTTGTTGTGCCGTATATTCCCCATGTACATTCGCACAGTGGGTGTTTTTCGCCTTTTCTGAGTTAAATGAGAACTGGCATTGTGGACAATCGTAAGGTCCGTCCACTTCCGCCTTCAACCCCCATGCGTGAATATATTCCTGAATGTTACTCTCCGAACGATCCAACGCTTCGGCAACCTCGGACGGAGACATCTCTTGGTCAACAAATAATTCTTCAACTTTCTCCTTGGAGATGTCTCGCTTTTGCCCATGCCCGCCATCAAAGCGCGCCTCAATATCATTTCTAAACATCCAATTTCCGACTGTTCTGCCTGAACAGCCAAGGAGATGTCCGGCCTCATCTTGCGAGAGGTGTTTTTCGTGGTATGCCCACCGAAGGGTTTCCTCGTCTTGCCAGGGTTTGACGTCGCGCCGGGTTTTGGGCATAGGTGTTAGTCCTCCTCCTCTCGGCAGACGACGTCGCGGAGTTCTTCGAGCAGTTCGGGGTCGTGTTCTTCGAGGACGTCGACGTCGTCCTCAAGAGCCTCCAGCCGGTCGCGGAAGAACGACCGAGTCTTGTAGCGGTACGAGTCGGAGGTCTCGCCGGCGATTGCCTCGCGTTCGCGTTCGGTGAGGAGGCCGCGTCCTTGGGACATGGCCTCGTGTTCGGTGGGTGCTTTCATACTTCATTCGGTAATACTCTCCCCACCACCTTGTACCTTTCCCAATACAGTAAGCCTTTCTGTATTCGGTAAGGTTAAGTGGCTGGGGCTTATTGTATACAGTAAGAAGCGCGGGACTGCCACAGGAAAGTGGACGGGCGCTTGGACGCCCGCCCGCGCTTCGGCAACCACCGAAGCATGTCAACGAACGCTTCCGGGTCATGTAAGACTGACCCCACGACCGCGAACCGGCGTACCGACCCGCGACCAACCTACATCCGCCTCGGCGTAGACACCGAGCACGCTTCGCACGTCTACCGCACGACCGACGAAACCATCCACGTCGTCGACGCGGACGGCAACCGCGAGCACGTCGAAGCCCTCGACGGCCGCAGCGTCCACGAATGGATGGACTACGTCCGAACGGAGCGCGGCTGGACGACCCAGTACATGTTCGACTCCCCCGGCAACGCCATCGCCGCCACCCTCGACCCATGACCGACGACACTTGCGTCGGCCCCGAACTACAGGAATGCCCCGTGTGTGGCGCGGTCGGCCTCCCCGAACGCATCGACGACCACGACTGCCAGCGATTCCTCGACAGCCTATGACCGAACTCGACTTCGACAACCTCGACGACATCGAACCACGCGGCGACGACTGGGCAACCATCGAACTCGAACTCACCCAGCCCATGCTCAAGTGGCTCCTCCTCGAAAAACGCGACCACTACAGCGTCCCAGAGTGGATCGCCGAGACAGTCCAACTCCGCCTTGAGGAAGACCTCCACGGCACCATGACCGCCGGCGAAGTCGACGTCGCCATCCCCCACGAAATCCTCGAACGCGCCACCTACAAATACCGAGACTGCCAAGCCCGCGGCATCGACGTCAACCCCGACGACTTCCTCTTCAACTACGTCCACTTCGACGTCAACTGGATCACCGAACACGGCAACCCCATCGAATGGGCAACTAACGACGACTAACCCCGTAGCCCGGGGTTTTTCTTGTGGCGTCGTTGGCGTAGACATCGTTACAAATCCCGGTGTCCTTTAAATACTACGTCCGCGTCCCAGCGGTAGAAATCCGCCCACTGCTGGCTGGTGTTCACCTCATTCTGCAACTCCAAGTGCGGGTAGGAGACGTCCGCGGGGCCGGCGTCCGGCCACTTGCGCTCCGAGAGGAGTGCGTCCTTGCAGCGCTGGACGAGGCCGCCGTCGCCAGTGAACGGGATGCCGTCCTCGCCGCTGGGGTCGATGTGGCCGTACGAGCCCTGGGCGGTAAGCCCCGTGACGCGGACGCCGACGACGACCTCCCGCTGGAGATCATACTGGCTGCCCATCGGCTCCTCCACAGTGTCGACGTGGGTAGCGCCGACGAACGCCGCCTGCTCCAGGTCGCCCCTGATGGATTGGACGTCCTGCTCGAGGAGTCGGGACTCGTCCCGGTTCACGCGCTCCAACTCGACGGGGTCGCCACTCTCGAGCGTGTACTCGTTGGCGACGTCTGTTGCGACGCTCGCGAACTGCTCGAGGACCCAGGCGGTTTCTGCGGTCATGTGGCGGTAGCTCTCTGTAGGGTGGTGTTCATCGTCGTGAGAAATCTCGCTGCAGGTCCTCGCCCCCTCCGGGGGTCATCGGCGGGCGTGTTAGTCGGCAGTCTGTTCGCGGGTATCCGGCCGGAGTCCGGGCATCGACTCCCACTTCCCGAGGTGGCAGCTCCGGCAGAGCGTAATCAGGTTCGCCATCGCGTTCCGCTCCTCGGGTTCGTCGAACTCCCGAGCCGGCACCACGTGATGCACATGTGGTTTTTCCCCGTGCTCTTCGACGTGGTCGGCTTCGGTCATCCCACAATCCTGGCACCGGGCCTGGTCACGAACGCGGACCTTCTTTCGCTTGGTGTCATTCCAGCCTTCGCCGTACGGCTTGACACCACCTTTCCAATTCGGATGGTCGGACCCAGTCCAGCGGTCGCTGTAGTGTTCCGACAGCCATTCTTTCCGGCACTCAAGTGAGCAGAATCTACGTTCTGCCCGGCCTATCTGCCAGGGAGCGAGTTCAATTTCCTCGCCGCATGTATGGCAGTCTACCACACTCTTTTCTTCCCAGTTTGGATGATCGGGGCCCGTCCGTGAACTGGACCACTCTTCCATGCACTCCTGCCCGCAGAACCGCCGATGAGTCTTCGATGGATAGACCTCGAAGCTGTCGCCGCACCACTCGCATTCGAGTGTGACCAGCCCGTCGATCTCCCGCCCCGGGAAGTCCTCCGGGATGGGCTTACAGTCACGGGAACAGTACCGTGCGGTCTCCTCCCGGCAGTTGAGGACTTCGAAGTCCTCGCCGCACGTCTCACAGGTTTTCGTCACGCGGTCTTTGAGGCGTTCAGCCGCACAAGACCGTGAGCAGGTTATCTGCCGGGAATCGGTCGGCTTGAACTCTTCGCCGCAGACCGGACAGTCGCGGGGTTCACCGGCCGCCCCATGGTATGACCGCCCCCCTTTCCAGTTCCAGTGATCCTCGCCAGACTGGGAACGGTCGCGAGTTTCGAGGTCGTGCTCATCGCACCACCGAGAGATAGTTGCGATGCCGGTGTCCCAGGCGTCGGCGAGTTCGCTCATCGGGCGTTCCTTCTCGATGTACTCGCGTTTGAGAGTCTCTTTGTCTCGCCACGGCCCTTCCCGGTTGGGGCCTGGGTCAGCTTCGATACCGTACTTGTCCATCCGGTATCGTATAGCCCCGCCAGAGCAGCCCAACAAGTCGCCAACTTCTCTGCGGGATTTGTCTTTCTCGTGGTACGCCCATTCGAGAGTTTCCTTGTCCTGCCAGGGTTCGACGTCGTCGCGGGTTTTGGGCATGGTTAGTCCTCCTGGCAGACGACGTCGCGGAGTTCTTCGAGCAGGTCGGGGTCGTGTTCTTTGAGGTGCTGGATGTCCTCTGCGAGCGGGCCGTCGAGGCGCGCGCGGATTCGGGAGCGGGCTTCGTATTCGCGCTGTTTTTCGTGTTCGCCGGCGAGGCAGTCGCGTTCGTAGTCGGTGAGGATGCCGCGTCCAGTTCCCATGGACGTCTGGTTTGTGGTGCTCATACAATTCGGTGTTGGTGACGTAGGCCCATAAATGGGCCGATACAACCAAGGTTGGTTGTATAGGCCAAGTTTTATACTGGCTGGGCACATACAACCAAGTAGGAACGCGGGGTGCCGCAGAAAGCGGCCCGGTGCTAGAACACCGGACCCGGGTTCCCAACGAGTAGCCAAGAACCCATGAGTACGAACGCTTCCAGGTCATGTAAGACTGACCCCACGACCCACCTAGACGGACCGTACATCGAACCACTCGCCCAAGGCGGCCGACGCTACTACCGCTGCCCCGACTGTAATCGGGAAGTCCTCGCCGACGGCGTCCAGAACTTCGACCACGCCCCCGGCTGCCAGCACACCTAACCATGACCGACGACACTTGCGTTGGCCCCGAATTACAGGAGTGCATGGTGTGTGGTGCTGTCGGGCTGCCCGAACGCATCGACGACCACGACTGCCAAGCCTTCCTCGACAGCCTATGACAGGGACGCGGATTATCGAGATCGAGGTCACCGAACCGCTCGCCGACTGGATCGAACTCGAAGCCCGCGACGACGAAACCGTCTCGGACTACATCGAGCGTGCGATTCGCCTGCACCTCGACGTCAAACTCCCCCGCATGGAGGCGCGGGAAGCCACCGTCGAACTGCCGCAGCCACTTCTTGAGCGCGCCATGCTGAAATACCAGGACCAGCAAGCACTCGGCTACGACCCCGACATGGACGAACTCCTCTTCAACCACGTCACCTTCGACGTCCAGTGGACCACCGAAAACGGCAACCCCATCCAGTGGACAACTAACGACGACTAACCCCCTACCAGGGAACTTCCCCATCGTCGATTCTTTTATCATGTCTGAGCCACCTCTCGCCGCAACCAGTGGAGGCTATCTCTAACCCAGCGAGCTTCCGGAAACCCCGGATGCTCGACTTCCTGAAGAAACGCAGTTCCCTTCGGGAACGCTTCCGCAAGCCCCGGATACTCCGCAGAATCAAACTCAAACGCTAACGGCGACCCATTTATAGTATAGGGCGGACAGCCGAACTCCCATATTTCTGCCACTTCGGAGTCCCACGACCACTCGATGGTGAGGCCGCGTTGGCCGCGCTCAACAGTGACGCCCTGGAAGGACTCCTCGACGGGATCGTACGCGTACCCGCCTTGTGCCGAGGCGTAGGATGCGAGTTGGCCGTGTGCCTCCGAGACTGCTTGGGCGACGAGGTTCCCTCGTTGGCCGACGAGCGCCGCTTCGGCGGAGTCGAGGAACGCCTCCCGCGCTCCCTGACTGGACGCATCGGGCACCGAGACCTCCAGGACGGCGCCCAAGGGGTCGGTCTGCAGGTCGAGGGTGAAGTCGAGGGTGACCGTCGCCGCAGGATTCTCATCTGGCATCGTGGGGTCACTGTTCCTCCGTGCGCGGATCCTCGTCCGACGTCTCCGAAACACGAGAGCGGTACAGCCACCGAGGATCGCCGTCGGCGCTGCGGTCCCGCCACGCATGGTACAGCCACGTCCCAGTGATGACGCCGATAGCCGTGGCCAGGACGTCGACGAGTGACGTCATTTGTACACCTCGAGGAGATCGTTCGCCTGGTCGCGCAACTCGCTGGCTTTCGATTCGGCGCCGTACACCTCCGAATTATCGGGTATAGAATACGCAGGCTCTTCGACGAGGTCCGCGGCCGCCCTGAAGGCGACCGCACGCCGGACGTTCTCCGGAATTCCGGAATGTCCATAGTCCCACTCGAGGTAGATTGCGTTCGCCCAGGAGTCGAGGACGTACTCGTCGTCCTCGCCGTCCTTGAGGAAGTTCGTCGTGTCGAGATAGAGTCGACTCCAGCCGCCGTTGTTCACGCGGAGGTAGTAGTCCTCCCCCGATGGCGGCCACGAGCCCTCCGAGTAGTCCGCGCTCGCCGCCCAATCCTCATAGGTGCCATCCTCAGTCCGGACGTGCAACGCCGAGAGAGACTCGGCATCCCGCCGCGCAAGTTCGATTTTCGCGTAGTCGCCCTGCGACGTCTTCGGCGTCGGGCCCGAGTCGTCGACCGTCCAGGCGGCGCCGGTCGGGATGTCGTACTCGTCGTCCCGCGTCTTCGGCGACTGCGGGATGTCGACCTCGGTGGCCTCGGTGACGATCTGGTCGCCTTCTTGGGCGTACCAGTGCCGCTTCAGTTCCTTCTCCAGCGGCTCCGTCTGCGCGACGATTGCCTTCACCGCGATTGCTGGGTCTTGGCTGACGTCACCCGGGAGGTCGGCTTGCCGGAGTGCTTTCCGGACGTCCACTAAGGTGCAGTACCCCTCAGGCATAGCGAGTTACTCCTCCTCGACTTCGGCCTTGTACGCCGCCCACTCGTCGGCGTGTGCGCTAGCGGCGTGCTGGGGGACGCCGTCGCCCTCGTAGTCGTCGCACCAGGGGCACTCGCCGGCGTCGATGCGATCCTCGATGGCGGACACCTCCTCGTACTCGAGACCGGCGTCCGACCCAGGAGTGTCGTCGTCCTTCTCGACTTCTTCGTACTCGACGTCGGTTACGTTCGCGCGGTCGAAGTACCCCACCTCATCGCAGAGGTACTCCGCCGCAGCCTCGGAGACGTCGTGGATGTCGCCATACCCGGAGATACCGTCGAGGGCGGCGTGTGCGAACCGACCGGGGCCGCGTTCGTGGCGGATGGTAACCAACTTAGGTCACCTCAGGCGTTGTCGGTCACGACCTTCGTCGTGCCGTCAGTGAACTTGACCTTCAGTTCCTCGTTGGTGTTGTCCTCCGCGTAGAGCACGGGACCATCATCCGGTGTGTCGGGCTCGGCGTCGCTGAACGGCAGTTCGACGGCGTCGTTGAGGGCGTAGCCATCCTCGTAGCGCCGCCGAAGCTCGTTCTGAGTAGTAGTCACGCTAAGTCACCTCTTAGACCGCGTTCGGCGCCGCGATGTTCGTCCCGAGCGCGCCCGCCTGCAGCTCCTCAATCTGGAAGTCGAACTGTCCCTCCAGGAGGTTCCGGGAGTGGAGGCGGCGCTCCATCGTCTGGTCAGTCTGCACGAGCTGCGTGATCTCGACCTCCTCGAAGAGCCCGTACACGAGGTTCTGCGGGTCGACCAGCATCATGACATCGTCCGGCCAGTACGACCGCCCGATGACGTCGTACTCGAACGGCGTGATGTCGCTGTCACCCATCACGGCCGCCGCGCCCAGCGCGTCCTCGCGCTCGGTGAGCCGGTAGAGGTAGTCCTGCACCTGGCTCTTCGAGGTGTGGAACTGCAGCGTGTCCGGGTCGCGGTACCGCTCGGGCACCGTCTGAATCATCGCGTTGAACAGCGCAGTGTTCACCGGCTGCGCATTCCCGTTGCTGTCCGAGTGGTTGTAGGTCGGCATCGTCGAGGCGTCCGCCTCCTCGCCCGTGCCGATCCGGTCGGAGGCGGTGTCGTTGCCTTCGGCGATGGCGATCCAGCCGTCGAACGTGTCGTTGAACTGCGCCGGCAGCCCGCTCCCACTCCGGCCAGCGTTGATGCCGATGTTCTGGACGTCGTTGCCCCACGCACGCTCGAAGTGCGAGAGAATGACGTCCGCGACAGCGTCCTCGCTGGTGATGACGTTCTTCACCGCGTCCCGCTTCAGGTCGTATTGGATGTAGTACGACTGGTCGGTCGCGTTGAACTCCACCGACCCCGTTTCTGCGTCGGCGTTGTCGGTCCCGGTGGCGTCCTCGCCGCCCTCGCTGCGGACGCTCCCGGAGAGCTCGGGGACGCCGAGCTTCGGGACGCCCATCTCGAGGCGCGGCAGCGTCTCGACGCGGACGTCCGACAGCAGCGTGGCTTCGCGCTGCTGGCGTTCGATGAACCGCTCGAAGAGATCTCGCGGGAGCTGTGCGCCGTTCAGCTGCGAGGTGTCGATGGTCTGCTTCTGTACGGCCTGCGTGTTCGCGTCGCGTGCGTCTTGGATGTCAGTCATGTCAGTTGGCACCTCCGCCGACGCCGCCGCCGAGCGCCTTCTTGAACTCCGTCGAATCCTCGGACAGGTCGCCGTCCTCGCCAGTCTTTTCCATGCCGTCGACCTGCTGGCTCGCGCCAGTCTGCTTCGAGATCGTCTCGATCTGCTCAGCGTTCTTCTCCTGCTCTTCTTTCAGCGCCTTCGCCCACTCCGGGGCATCCTCGAACGCCTTGTCGCCGTCATCGTCACCATCGTCGTCGGTGTCGCCCGATTTGTCGAGGGCGTCGTCGATGCGGCTGCTGTTCTGTTCCTGCTGTTCCTTGAGTGCCTTCGCCCACTCCGGGGCGTCAGCGAACGGATCGCCACCGTCGTCGCCGCTGTTGTCGTTCTTGCTCATGGTGAGGTCGGTGTCGGTGTCGGACTCCTCGGCCACCCAGTCTGCGAAGTCCTCGGTGACCGGCGTCTCGTCGCGCTGCTCGCGAACGTACTCGCGGTACTGCCAGACAGCCTCGTCGGCCGCGAATGCGGTGTCGTCGTCGAGGACGTCCGTCTGCCAGATCCACGAGGAGAAATCCGCGAATGGCGCCTCGCCTTGGTTGTCGATGAAGCGTTGGAGCGCGTTGACGACGAGGTCGCCTTGCTCCTCGGTCAGCTTCTCAACCGGCGCGGCCTTCTCGCCATCCTCGTCGCCGTCGTCGCTGCCGAACTCGTCGGCGTACGCGGTGAGGTCGAAGTCCGACTCGGGGTCGTCTGTAAACCGATTCGTCTCGAGGTTCATGTCCGACGCCAGCGCGGCTTCGACCGCGTCGTGGGCCGCCATCAGCGCCTCCCGGTTGTCGGCGTTCAGCGGCCGGCCCTCCTTCGATGCAGCGAGGGCTTTCGCGAGCGTGACGTCGGAGACCTCGGACTGCCCCGGCGTGGGGGTGTCGTCGTCATCGGGCTCCGCGTCGCCGTCGCTCTTGGTGACCGCTTGTCGGAGGCGCTTCAGGAAGCCGACGTCCTCCTCGTCGAGGTCGGGCGCGTCGGCGTCGGGGTCTGTCTGTGACTTGCTCATTGCATGTTTGTCGTCGCCAGCGTCAATCGACTCGAGGTAGGTCCAGAGGTCGCGGACGTCCGCCTCGTCGTGACCACGGCTGGTCATGACGTCGACGAACTCGTCTTCGCCGGCGACGTCATCGACAATCGACTTGTCCGCCTTCGTGGTCGCGAACTGAGCGGAGACGACAGCCGGGATGTCGACGTCAGATACCTCGCTGACGAACCCGTTCGTCACCTCTGTCGGTGGGTGGTACTTGTCGTCGACCGCCTCGGGGTCGACCACGTCGGGGATGTCGACGTCGTCCGGCAGGTCCTCAACCGATTCGTACTCGATAGCCTCGGTGACCTGGCCGCCGATGCTGTAGCCGTTGAGGACACCGCGCTCGACGAACTCCCAGAGGTCGTCGTTGTGGTACTGGCGCTGGACGACCCAGTCGCCAGCCTCGAACGCGGCGCCGTCGATCTCCTCGGGCTCGTCGAGGACCTCGTTCCGGACGAGCTCAGCGTCGTCGTCCGGGAAGCGGCCGTGCATCACGCCGTGGTCCGGACTGGGGTTGTACATCGCTTCGACCCCATCCGGGCGGAAGAAGTCGAGCTGGTGGTCGACTTCGCCGGCGGTGAGCGCGAGCCCCGTGGCTATCTGCTCGGCGTCGTCGGTCGCCTTGATTGCGACCTGCTTGGTGAACTGGCGACTCTCGTAGTCTGTCATCGTAAGAACCGTCGTCCCGGTAGTCCTCGCGCGGGTCGTCGGGCGCGCCCGCGGTCATCAGGGCTGGTGTTACTGTCCGATCTGCGGCCAGCCAGTCGTGTTCGTCAGCTCCTCGTACGGGTACGACATCCGGATGTTCTCGTAGTGATAGGAGCCCGCGGAGCTGGCGTCCAGCCAGGACTCCCACTCGTCCTCTTGGACGCCGAGATAGACGTAAATCCGGTCCGTGCCACCATCGTGGCCGTGGAAGCGGACGTAGAGGTCCTCGGTCACGCTCTGGTAGAGCGCCGAGTGGATATTCGAGGAGTCGAACTCCTGCATCTGGACCTCGTCGTTGTCTTCGTCCTTGGCGGCCTGCCGGTCGACATCGATACTGTTCCGTGTGCCGACCATGTTCTCGGTCGGCGGTGCGTCCTCCGGCCGATCTTCGTCGCCGACGACGTCGGCTGCAGACTGGTCGAGGTTCGCGAGTAGCGTGTCGCCGTCGACGTCGTGCTCGTCAGGCAGCGGGTCCTTGTCGAGTTCGGCGCGCGCCTCATCGACGGTGAGCGTGCCGTTCGACGCGCCGATGCGCTTCTGGGCGATCGTCGCATCGCGGTCGGGCTGATCGGCGCCCTTCAGCTTGAACTCAATCGTCCAGTCGGTGACGTCGAGCGCCGTCTTGTGGAGGATCTCGTAGAGCCGCGCCTCGAACTTCGCCTGTTCGGGCGCGATGACTTCCTCGGCGAACTCACGCACCTGTTCTTTCGAGTTCGACCGATTCGACTGCCCGGGACGATTGTAGAGGATCGGGGGGACCTCGTGGACTTTCGCGATGTCCTGCTCGGCCTCCTTCCGAAGCGTTTCGTAGTCCATCTGGCCGGCGTTGTCGCCGGCGAGCGGCCGCAACTCCACCTCGATATCACTGCCGCCCTCACCTTCGAGTCCGAGGTCGTTCGCGTCCTCCTGGAGCTTCTCCACTTCGAGCACGGACGCGCGGTGGGGGTTGTCTTCGAGGTCCTCAAGCATCTCCCGGAGTTCCTCCTTGGACTCCTCGGTGAGGGTGCCGCCCTTGACGATGACCGCGAAGTGACTGATGCCGAAGTGCTCGAGCTTGTCCCGGTTGTAGCGCTTCGCCGCCTGGTCCATCGACATCGTCTCCATCGCCGAGATCCAGTCCGGAATCCCGTAGTAGGTCGCGATCGGGCTCGGGTTGGGGATGAAGATGAGTTCGTTCGCCGGGTCGTTATCCAGGCGTTCGGCGCTCCCAGTGGCGACGTCTCCGGTTTCCTTGTCGACGAACACGCGCTCGTCGTTGGAGTTGTCTTCGTTGACGTAGCGGTCGCCGGCCTCGCCGAAGAACCGGCGCTGGCCGTGGCGACGCTGCACGTAGCCGTGGCCCGACGTCACGATTGTCTCACCGTCCTCGGTCTCTGTCTCGGTCTTCCGCACGCGGACGGTCGTCGCCGGGACGTGCGCCAGCCCGGTGGGTGTGCCGTCGGGGGCGACGAGGATTTCGAGCGCGCACCAGCCGATCATGTGGTAGTCCATCCGCGCGAGCTCGAGGACTTCCGTCGGCGTGGTCGCCGGCGTATGCTCAGGACCAGTCTGCCATTTCGACCGGCTACCGTACCAGAACTCCTCGACGTCATCGCGTTCGCCATCGTCAGCGTCCTCGGGGTCGACCGACATGTGCGGGGTGATGTTGAAGCCGTAGCCGGCTTCCCAGCGTGCCTTCTTGCGGATGGACGCGGCGTGCGTTTCGTTCAGTTCGGTGAACGCAGCGAGGGTCTCTGGCGGGTACGGGGGGCGGATGCCCCAGCCGCGGCCGGTGGGGATGTGGCGCTCGTCGAGCTGGGTGGTCTCGCGGGCTTTCGACATGGCGCCGCTGCCGTCGCCGAGCTTCGAGACGGAGACGGAGACGTTCCCGTCGTCGTCGGCGCTCATTACTGCACCCCCCGGGTGTCGTCGACGTCCCCCTCACCGACCTTCGGATCGTTCTCGAGGGCTTTCTTGAGCTCTTCGTCGAAGACCTCTTGGACGTCTTCGAGGGTGTCGCTGTCGCCGCCGACGACGCCGACGTTGAGGTCGTAGTGCTCGATCCAGATCTTCGGGGCGTCCTCACTCATCGCTATCGTCCTCCTCGAGTGCGTCTCGGAGTTTGTCGACGGTCTCGGTGCCGCCCTTGATGCCGTGCTTCTCGCGGGAGTCGTCCTGAGTATCCTGAGTCATAGATGGGTGACCGCGCCTCCACTGTCGTCGTCATCGCTGTCCTCGTCGAGCGCGCCGATGCCTTCGAGGTGGCGGATGCCCTGCTCGGCCATGTACCACGCCGCGATGAGGTCCGGCGTGTGCCCCTGCAGCTTCCCGTCCTGGAGCGTGAGGCTCATCGCCGCCTGCACGAACTCCTCGGTCCCCGAGTGCCCTCGGTAGAACTGGATGCCGCCATTCTCGACGAGCCGCCGCAGCCGCGGGATGCCGTTCTCCCAGCTGTGTTTCTTGCCGGTCGTCGGGATGCCCGTGACCTTCGCACGCAGTGACGCCGAGAACTCGACGGCGTCGTTCGCAACGTACTGCTGCATTCCATTATTCTCGATGACGACGACGGCCGGGTCGTAGCGGTCATCGAGGTCCGCCAGCGTCGCCTTCACCTGCGAGGGCTGCATCCCCTGCTCGGCCTTCGCCTCCAGGAGGCGACGACGTCCATCCGAGCCAACGCGGAACGCGACGAACGCCGCGTTGTCGCCAGTGTCGGACTGCGCTGGGTCGTGCGCGACGATCGTCGCCTCCCCTTGGCCGGGCGTGAGTTCCCGGGGCGGCGACTGGCCGCGAATCGAGCAGCCGCCGTCGTCGACGAGCTGGTTGACGTCCGCCTCTTCGATGAGGTTCCCGCTGGCGCCGCGGATGGTGAGCGTGTACTCGCGCCAGAAGAGGTAGTCCGCCATCTTCGAGCGCTTGTCTGCGAGCCAGTCGGGGCCACGCGCGTCCGGCCACAGCACCTGCAGCGTCCCCGAACCCCACGGATTCTGGACGTCCGCGTAGAGGTCCTCGTCGGGGCGTCGGTCCTGCCAGTCGTCGTCCTCACGGAACTCCTGATCCCAGATGTCGAGGATGGCCGGGAACTCTCGGAGCGCGTAGCCTTCGTAGTCGCGGTAGTGCGACCAGATGTCGTCCGGGCGCTTGCGGGTGCCGACCATCACGGTGCGGCCGTCGTCTTTCACCATCGGCTGCGCGACGCCGTCCACCCAGTTGACGACCTCCGACGTCGCGCCGTCACCGCGCTCCTTGATGATGTCGTCGTGGATGAGGACGTGTGCGCGAGCGCCCTCGACCGCCCCGAACAGCCACGCCGTCGTCAGGGAGGCGTCGTGGTGGAACTCCTTGACCTTCTTCGAGTCCGTCTTCCGCGGCTTGTTCAGGTTGATCAGCCACGGGTTGCGCTCGATGAACTTGTTGAGCTCGCGGTCGGCCTTCTCGTAGGCCTGCTCCTGGGTGTTCATGCACCAGATCGCGCGGAACCCCGGCTTGTACTCCAGGCACGCGATCAGGTACGTCGTGACAATTGTCGTCTTGAGGCCGTCCCGGTGGCAGAGGAGTGCGAGGTCCCCAGAGACGTCTGCTTCGCCGGCGATGTGGCGGAGCCACTGCGCGTGGTGGTCGCCGAGCGGGCTCCACGGGTCGGGTTCGGCCTGCATGTAGCCCTCGGTGAGCTTGTTCGCGAACTCCAGCCAGCACCCATGCTCGAAGGGATTGTACGCGGCACGAATCTCCGACCGGGAGAGATCCACCTCGACGCCATCGCCGGCGCTATCCTGAGTACTACTCATCGCCCTCACCCGTAGGGCTCGTTGCTTCCCGGATGACTGCGGCCGCCTCCTCGTCGAGCGACACCGACGTCTCCAGCTCGCCGTCGACGTCGAGGTTGATGTCCGTGCTGTAGACGCCCATGACGTCGGCCTTCTGCCGCAGGTGCTGGCTCATCTCTCCTCGAGCAGCCTGGCGCTGCGAGAGCTCCGGGACGTCGCGCTCGAGCCCGATCATCTCGGTCGTGTACACCGGCTGGTCGTCGATCTCGTTCCGCACCGGGTACTTGTCGCCCGGCTCGATGAACACGCGCTCGTCCGTGAATCGAATGTAGAGGTCGCGCTCGTTGGCGTGCTCGGGCCAGTCCTTATCGCCGGGCTCGATGACCTCCCAGGCCGGCATCTGGAACGCGTCCTGATTCTTCGGCAGGCGCGTCATCTTCGGCTTCACACGACGCACCGGCTCATCCTCAACCGCCAGCTCATCGTGGTCCTCCCGTGCCTGCTGGTACAGGCGTTCGAAGCGTTCGGCGGCCTGCAGCCGGACGTCGGCGTGCTCGGCCTCGATCATCTCAAGGACCTCCTCCTTCGGCTCCTCGTTGAGGTAGCCCCTAATCGTCGAGAGTGCGAAGTCGCCGATACCCTCGGCTTCGAAGCGGTCGCGTACCTCCCGTGGGGAGAGGTTGTCGAGATAGTGCCACTTCAACGCGAGGTTGACGCGGCGGTCGCGGTTGCTCATGGGTGGTGGAGTGTTCTGCAGCGTTCTGGCGGGATATATACTTTAAGTAGGGCGGGTGGACGTCGGCTGTCCGGTGGGGAGGAACGAGTTGCCTGTGTCAGTTTGCTGGTGGTTCGACGGTGATGTCCGCTGCGCGTTCGCTCTCGACCTCTTCGTACTCGACGTCCAGCTGGTCGAGTACCTCAGTCATTCCGTCGCGGCCGCGCTTCCAGGAGAGGAGGACTTCGTTGAGGTGGGGGCCGTACGCCTCGAACCGACTGGCTTCGTCATGCGCCGAGACCAGCGTCCGCCCATCCGACGTCAGGAACCCACGTGGGTGGAGTTCCATCGGCACCGGCGCACCGGTCTCCGGATGCGAACGAGTTCCCTGTGGGCGGCGGAGGTTCCACGCCTCATCCGCGTACTCGTAGGAGTAGAGGTCCACGCTCTCGAAGAACTCGTTGCGAAGCGTGTCTTCGAGATCATCGGGCTTCGCGTCGACGACGAGTGCGGGGACGCCCCGTGGGCGGGGGCGGCGGAAGTACTGGTTGCCGAGCTCGCGAACGTTCTGCTTGATGATGCGCCACGGCAGCCGCCCGAGCGGGACCCGTCCAGTCTGCCGGTAGTGCACGAGGACGGTGGCGAGCGCGGTCGCAGCGGCTGCGGTTTGTTCGGGGCGATCCATCGCGAGCGCGAGGAGTCGGGTGAGGAGGCGTTCGGGCGTCATGAGTTGTCGCCGTTGCTGTCGTTGGAGTCGGCGGTGGTCTGCTGGACTTCCTTGTACGCCTGAACGAGTGCGAGGTAGTCGCCGAGCTCGAGGCCGTTGTACGCGCCGATCACCGCCAGCGCAGTGAACCCAAGCAGGGTTGGGTCGCCGCCCCGGCGAATCGAGTACCCAGTGAGTGCGAGCAGGCCGAGGTTGACGACGATGGCGCGCAGGATTTTCAGGGCTTTGAGCATCGGCAACCTCTCACCGCCAGTGGTCAGCGTACTGCGGTACTCGTCGACGACGTCGTCCCGGCAGTACCACGGCCGGTCTGCGTGGTCGGTGCTCATGATGCATGCATCAGCCAGGCGGCGTGCTGGCTGGTGAATCGGTGCGGAGTCATCGGAGGGCCTCGCTCGACCGTGACGTCGACGCCCACCAAGTGGGGGCGAGGCTGTTGTGGTATGGAAAAGAGGGTTGGGTGGCCGGAGTCGCACCGCGCCCGACGCGTGGGACCGCGGTTATCCCGCGGGTAGTCCACTCGGGCCTTGCTGCCACCCCAGTTATGGATCGGTCCCTGGCTCGACGCCCTGGAAGACGTACAGGATTCAGTTCGCGTGCGGTACAGGCCCTCGCCTCCAGCCCCCGAGGGGGCTGTCCAAACCGGGTCATCGGGACAGGGGGTTACACTGGTGCCGTGATGTCCGACTCCGGAACCCGCCACGTCCCCGCACCCGGCACCTCAACAACAAGGACGTCCTCCGGACCGCGTCCGTACGTGGCTTCGGTGCCTGCCGTGTCGACGACCTGTCCGGCGACCTCTTGGCCGGCGATCTCCGCGGTGACGATCGTCTCCTCGGAGAACTCAGGCATCAGTATCCCACCCCGGTTTCGCGCGCCATGCGTTCCTGGAGGTGCGTGTCGCAGTAGTCCTCGCCGTTGTACGACCCGGTCGCCGGCGAGTGGCAGACCGTACAGTAGTCGCCCTCCTGCTGGGCGAGCACCGAGCTCATCGCGGGCTCCTCAACGGTATCCATCACGACTCACCGTCCGTGGTAGCGAGTGCGACGGCCGTTGGGAAGTCGTACCCTGGGTCGTGCTGGTACTGCGCGTACAACACCCGCACCAGCGGCAGGTACTCGACGCAACTGGAGTGTTGGCCTTCCTCGCCGAGCGTCTCCAGCGTCGCGTACAGGTTCCGCGCCACCGTCTTGATGTTCGACGACTGAATCAACCCCTCGCGGTCCCGGTGACTCGTCTGCCCGCACTCACAGATCGTCCCGCGGCGCGTGTCGTCCGGGAGCGTCCCGGGGCGTTGCTCGCGGCGCTCCCCGAGCTGGGCGTGCTCGGTACGGGACTGATAGCCGGTGACGACGGACTCGGTGACCGGGTCGAGGCGGCGGCGGCGCCACGCCGGGACGTCATGCACCTCTTTGAGCTGGCGGAAGCACGTGTAGCAGAACCGGTGGTCGTGCTTCACGAGGTTCAGCAGGCGTTGGCCCTGGGCGCGGAGCTGGCACTCGTGGCTACAGTACCCCTCGATTGCAGCCCCAGGGGTGACGACGCCCCTGCAGGCGTCCCGCTTGCAGGTGTACGTCTGGCTGCGTGGACGAGTGTCTGAGTGGTGGGTGGTGATGGACATGACTACTGGATAGCCCTCGTGTCAACGAGGACCGGGGAAGAACTCGTGGGGTCGCGCACTCGGGCGCGTGCTTACGTGCAACCACGGGGCTGCGAGCTTGTAAACCACGCATACCGCGGTACGACGCGCCGCTAACCCCCGCCCTCGGAGCGCCAGCGCGCCCGCAACCGATACCGCTTCTCCCGAAGATCCCCAAAATAGGGCTCCTCAATCACAACATCGTCCTCGATGAGATCCTGAAGCCCCGTCCGAATCGCACGCCGCGCAAGCCCCGTGCGTCGCACCAACTCATCCTGACTCAGTCGTTGGTCGGCGTCATCGAGACAGCAGTACACGAGCTTCGTCGTCGGCCGCTCGTCCACCAGCTCCTCCGGCATCTGCACGCTCAGACCACCCCTCCATCGAAGTGTTCCCTGTATGGAATACCACACTCACAGACATCCACCCGCCCACCGGTCGTCGCAACGTCAACGCGGCCACGTGGGGAGTCACAGACCGGGCACGTCCCGGGGACCGGACAGCTGGTGTGCGCGATCGCGTTCTCCGTGCCCGTGATTCGGTCGCCACACACCACGCACTCGTAGACCGTATTCTGGAAGCTGCCTTCGCCGGGCTGGAACTCGAGGCTGTCGGGGACGTTGTGCGTCGCCGGCGTCATGGCCACCACCCGAGCGTTAGCAGGGCGAGGAGACTCGTCACCGCGACCAGCGCGAGGACAAGCCCGAGGATGGCGAGCGGCCACAGTGCGTCGTCGCGATGGGCTCCGCGGTCGAATCCATCACTGGGCACGGTCGTTCACCTCGACGAGCGTCCGCTGCTCTGTTGATCGATCGACGAACGAACTGACTCGCGACGGGTCGAAGTTCATCACGAGCCGCTCGGTCGTCGCGCGGTCGCCGGTCGTCTGCGCCCGGTTGGTCGCTCCGAACTCTTCGACGACGTAGTCCGCGCGGTCGAGAGCGTCGGGCAGCTCGCGATACGAGAGCATCCACCGGCCGGGCCAGTCGTCGAGTGTCGCGATCAGGCGCTCGTGGTCGAAGCCGTCGAAGCCGTAACTCGTCTCGTTGCCGACGTACGGCGGGTCAACGTACGCGAAGTCGGAGGGATTCGCGTAGCGGTCCAGGACTTCCGCGTAGTCGCCGCACTCCAGAACGACGTTCTCCAGGCGGTCCCGGACGGCGTCGAGGGCCGCGATGTTCTTCCGGAGGTCCCGCGCCTCGTTCTTCTCCCCGGGCGCACTGAACCCGCCGTGGCGGTTCATCCGCGCGCCGAACCGCATGTGTCGGAGCGCGAACCAGCGGCCGGCCAGCTGGACGTCGTCGAGATCGGGCATCGAGGCGTCGCCGTAGAACTGCGACTCCCAGCGCTCGCAGACGGCACGACTGTACGGCGTCGCCTTCAGAAACTCCAGGAGTTCGTCGCGACGAGTCCGTAGAACCCGGAAGAACGTGACCACGTTCTCGTTGCGGTCGTTCAGAATCTCGACGTGGGACTCGGGCTTGTTGAGCAGCACCGACGCGGCGCCCGCGAACGGCTCCAGGTAGCGGTCGTGGGCCGGAATACGGTCGATAATCTGACTGGCGTACTGGACCTTGCCGCCGAAGTAAGGGAAGGCCATCATCGTGGACCGCGACCACCCCTGATAGGTTGCACGGCCGTGTCCCGCAGTACTCTCGTCGTTGCCGGACATCAGCCGTGCACCTCCCCGAGTGCGCGAGCAGTCATCTCACCGTCGACGGCGATGTAGTTCCGTGCCGTCGAGAGGTCCCGCCAGCCAAACATCGACTGGAGCGGCCCCGCGTCGAGACCACGGCCGGCATGATAGGACGCCGCTGTCGCGCGAAGCCCATGCAGCGTCGTACTATCCTCGTCAAGTCCGTCGGCCAGCTCCAACGCGGTATTGAGGCGACGCTGCAGTGTCGAGAACGAGTACGGCCAGCCACCGTGATTCTCGATGAGCCACTCGATAGCAACCGAGATGCGTTGATCCCAGCCGAACGGCACGTCCCGGACGGCGGCCTCAGTCTTCGGGTTCCAGTACTCCTCGACGACGCTCTCGAAGCTCTTGTCATCGTCGCGGTCAGCCTGCTGCTCAGCAGCCTGCCGACAGTACCCACACGGCACGCCGCCCTGACCCTTCGAACACGGGTCGTGGTCGGGGATCGACAGCATCTCGCGGCGGTGATTCACCCACGATGCATCGATGTGAGTTACCTCACCAGGCCGGAGTCCCATGCGGCCGCCGATAAGCAGCATCGCGCGGGTTTCCATGCTCTTCTCGGCGTCCTCGATGCGCATCGCCCCGATGAGCAACCGCTCGAACTCCCGTTCGGTGAGCGCCTTCTCGCGTGTTTGAACTCTCATGCGCTATCGCCCTCCGTGTCCGCGGCAGCTGCGAGTGCGTTGTAGTGCGAGTGGTCCTGTGGCCCAGACCGTTCGATATCGTCCGTGCAATACCGGCACCACTCGATGTCGTCCGGGTAGACGTCTCGTGGGCGCTGGATGACGGTCTGTGCTTTCTCCAGTGCCGGGCAGTCCTCCGCGGTGTGTTTCTTCCGCGTTCCGCCACCGCCGTTCTGCCGACCGGCGACGAAAACCGTCTCGCGGTCTTCAGGCACGGGCCTTCACCTCCGCTCGAAGGTCGGGGTGGACGTCGTCGGGGTCTGGCTCCCACTCGACGCGACCCGTGCCGTGGCACTCTGGACAGCGAGTGTCGCGGCCGTTCATCGCGCGCTCCAGGTCGCACCACGTCCCGTATATCCAGCCCTCGCCGTCGCACCGCTCGCAGAGCACGCCGTCCATGAGCTTTGACATCTGGATGCTCTTGACGCAGGACTCGCAGAGCGCGTTCTCGCGGTCGGCTGGGTACTCATCGCCGCACCGGCTACAGTGCAGGTCCCAGTGAGTGGTTGCCCGTCCGTCCTCCGCACCGTCCTTAGTAGTGTTGTCACTCATACTGAATCCCTCAGATTACCCGCACCCCATCCTGCTCACCCTTCGCCGGCCGATACGCCTCCCCCTCATCCAACAACCGCTCAACCGTCTCCTCCACCCGCTCCGCCGACAACCCAGCCTCCTCCGAACACACCTCCACAACATCCTCCAACGGCACGCCGCCATCGACCTCCGCCTGCAACTCCTCGATAATCGACCGCACACTCGTAATCCGATCACGCTGCGAGGACGTCGCATTCGCCTCGACGACATCCGCATCATACTCGCCGTCCTCACCCTTCCCGAACTGCCGCAGGGACTCACCAACCAACGCCAGCGCGCGATCAACGTCCCGCTTCTCGATAGTGTCCGACAGCCGGACCTTCGCCGACGCTTCAGCCAGCCGATGGATGCCCTCCAGCTTCCGGAACGTCACCGGCACCGGATCATCCGGATCATACCCATTCACACCGCGGAACTCCGCGAACGCATCATTCGCGTGCTCGCGAACCGCTTCACTCGCGAACTCGGGGCTCGGTTGCTGTTTCGCGTACGCAATCCACTTCCGAATGAGATCCTGCCCCAACCCCGATTCGTCCTCCTCACTGCCGTGGGTGGGTTGCTGTTTCGCCTGTTCTTTGCTCTCGAGAATGTGGCGGCCGGTCAGCTTATCCTCATGCTCGTCGGGCTCGTCCCGCACGAGGAAAATCAAGTCAAACCGACTGAGGAGCGTCGGCCCGAGCTCAACCTGGTCCTTGATCGATTTGTAGGGGTCGAAGCGGCCGTACTTCGGATTCCCCGCCGCCAACAAACTCGTGTGCGCATGCAGCGTCGCATTAATACTGGCCTTGTTGACGTGGACCTCGCCACTGGAGAGGACGTCGTGCATCGAGGAGACGGCGTCCTCCTGGACTTTGTCGATCTCGTCGACGCACGCGGTGCCCTTGTGGGCTTTCACGAGCGCGCCACCCTCGACGACCCACTGCTCGCCCTGCCCGAAGTCTGTCCGGTCCGCCGCGGCCGTCATCCCCGCCGCACTCGCACCCTTCCCACTGGCATACACCGACCGCGGCGTAAGGTTCGCCACCGTCCGGAGGAGACTCGACTTCGCCGTCGACGGATCACCCAACAAAAGCACGTGACTCTCCCCGCGGGTTGACGTGCCGTCGGCGTGGGTGACGCGCACGCCGCCGAACGCCTGCAGGATAAGCGCCTCCTTGATGGTCTCGTGGCCGCGGATCGAGGTGGCGAGCTCCTCGACAAGCAACTCGACCGGATCACCCTCCGCGCCACCCGCGAGCGCCTCGATTCGCTGTTCGTCCGCCGCGCTGATCTCGATTTCCTCGTAGTCCGACTCCTGGTGCTCGACCGCCTCCCCCGAGAGATACGGCTCGGGGTAGCTGTCACCGCCGTCTCGCTCGAACTCGAGGATGCCCGTCACGGTCACGCGGTCCCCCGGGGAGACGGCGTTCGTCAGGTCGTCCTCGATGCGGACGTCGATGCTCCGCCCGGTGCCACCGTCAGCTTGCGCGGGCGTCTGCTGCAGGCGGACGAGCTGCGCGTCGACGAAGTCACTGCGGTCGTCGTCAGCCTTGAACGGCCCCTGGCGCTCGCAGGATTCACACTGATAGGGCTCCTGGACACCCGGGCCGTTCTGGGGGACCTCGGTCTCGTGGCCGCAGCGCTGGCAGACAAACACCATCCGCTCGGGCTTCGGCAGGACGTCGCCCACGCGCACGACTTGCGCGTCGATGGCGAGCCGCGTCCCCTGCACGCGGGCTGGGGAGTACGCCCCGATCTCGTAGGTGTCCTCCTCGTTGAGGTTGTAGAACCGGACGTGCGCCCGGCCCAGACTGACGTCGATGGGGAGGTCGAACTGCCGGAGCGCCTCCTCAAAGTGGTCCGTGATATCTCGGGGGTTGGTGAGGGCGTCGTCGGCGAGGTCGGGGTTGGCCGCGAGGAGGTCGTGCCAGTCGACGTAGAGACTGCGCTGGTCTCGTGGGTACTGGCGGGCGAGCTCGTGGACCTCGTCGCGGTAGTACTCCCGGAGGAACGCCTCACACTGGTCGAGGAGTTCCGCGTTCCGGGTCACCGCGACCACCTCGTCGATGGGCGTGGTGTTCGGATCGGTGTTCGATTCGTACAACACCGATCTTGGTGTGTTTGGGGCGAGCGATGCGAGCGATGCGAGCGATTTGTAAGCGTACTCATGACTACGGAAACCTCATTTACACAACGAGGGTTGCGGCCTCGTTCAACGCAACTTGTGGAACCACCGGGATATCGCTCGCCTGGCGGGGGCTTCCCCCCCTCCCGGTGTTGTACGAATCGAACACCCCCACGATCGGTGTTCGCCATCCTACCGCTCCCCTCCAAGCACCGCCGAGTCAACCGGCTGCCCAGCAACCTCACTCCCACCGACAACGATGTCGTGACCGGCAACGACACTCGGCAAGTCTCCCGCATCCAGATTCAGCCGGAGGCGGGACTTCTCGGCACTACTGCGGTCTTCGGTGCGGTACTCGAAGACGTCGTCCGGGATGTCGCTGAGGAGGTCGTCGGCGGTCTCGAATGTCCGGTAGACGGCGGTGCGGTTGATGCTCCCGCCGAGCGCGGTGATCGCTTGGCGCGCGGTCATCTCGGCGAGGGGTGGCTCGCCGACATCTTGGCGGGCGTTCGCGCGGTTGTAGAGCGTCTGGATGCAGACGACGGCGCGTTCCTCGGGCTTCAGGTTCGAGGCTTTCTGGACGGCTTGCACGAGGTCCGTGCGCTCACGTAAGGCGTCCAGTTCGGCTTCCGCGTCCTCGAGTTCGTCCTCGAGGCGGTCGACGTCGTCTTCGAGGTCGTTGATTTTGTCGAGGGCGCGGCGGGCGATGCCGAGCGCGGCGTCCGCGGATTCCGCGATGTCGTCGAGGTCGTCGTTACTCGACATTCCGGACCACCTCGTATCCGCGGGCGTGCTTGGGGCAGACGACGCGTTCGCCGTGCGTGGGGTGCTGGATGACGACGAGGTCGTCGTCGGTGCTGTCGGTGGTGCAGCCCATCGCGCCGCAGATGTGGTCGGGGAGGTAGACACTCAC